CATTCCGAGGGCCATACACTGTTTATAATATTTGCAGCAATAGCATTGCATTTCAAATCCAATTAAGTTGTGGTGCTGGTCCTGTCATAGCCGCCCCTCCGGGTCAGGTCGTTGATGTGATCAACAACGGCGGTGGTTTCTTTTACCGTAATCTTGAACCAATAGGAACGTATGTAGACATTGCGGGGTTTAGTACACCTGCATGGATCAATTTTTGTACCGTCCCGCCATATCTGTTTTGTGATGGGAGTGCATTTTCAGCGGGAACATACCCGGTTCTTGCGACAATGATTGGCGGTACAACGCTGCCAGATGCTCGCGGCAGGTCGCGGTATGCCTTAGACTTCGGCACTGGGCGCACAACAGGCGTTATACCAAATAGCCTGTTTCAGGGTGGTGGTGATCAGTGGCTTCAAATACACTCACACCCCGTAAATATTGTATCCAATATTGAAAACCAAGCCCATAATCACAATTTTTCGACATTTGCTATAATTGGATTTGCGCCCGGCTCCGGCGGTCTGGGTGGCCTCGTCGGACCGACAACACAAGTGACCGGCAATGAAAACCAAAACCACACCCATAATATCAATGGTAATACAGACAATAATGGTGTTGGCACCCAGCAAAACATGCCGCCTCTCTATAACGGCGGTATCACGATGATAAGAGCTGGTTGATGCGCGACCCCATCGCATCAGCACTACGGACAGCCAAGGGTTATGGCAGGCGCTATGCCGAAGGCGGTGACGTTGATCCCGAGGCTCTGGCTTTTGAGCCGGGCGAATCATGGACCCCACCTCCTGAGCCACTAGAGGCTGGGTATCCAGAACCGCCAGCATCAAACAAAATCAGAGAAAACGTCGCCAACTTTGTAAAGCAATCACGTGGCGCTCCGCCGCCTATACCAGCGCCAGCACAAGGTCAGAGCCTGACTGAGTATCATCCAACGGCAGCCGAGAAGATGGGTGCCTTCTTTGCTGGTGAACACGGCGAGCATAGCCATCTCGCTGACGTTGCCATTGGTAACAGAGGGCTAGGTTCTCCCGGCGGGGTCTTAGGCTATTCGCCAATTCTTGGGCAGATGCTTCAGGCTCAAGAGGGAGTCCAACACGGCGATATAACTGAAGCCGGTCTTGCTATCGCGCCAGCCGCTAAGGGTCCAAAGCCTCCGCCATCGGCAATGGGTCGCGTTCTGTTTGACCTCTCTCCCAATCAGGTTAAGGGAGCAACCCCTTTGGGTGGTTCACTAGGAACGAGCAAAGGCAGCGTCTTTACCGGCTTTGCCGATGGCATTGATCGTTATGTCAAAGAAGCCAAGAGCCTTAATCATGCCAAGCAGGAGGTGCTCACCAGCAAACTCTATGAGGCCGTTGGTGTCCCTGTTGCCAAGAATGAATTGACGCAGCTTAATGGCAAGCCAGCGGTCTCCAGCCATCTGGTTTCGGGTGATCAGCTCAGCCACATTGATCCTTCTCAGTACGAACACATCGGCGGCCTTGAAGAACACATGCCAGCCGACGCATGGCTTGCCAACGGCGATGTGATCGGTGCTGGAATCGAGAATCCTAAGGGCAACATCCTTGTCTCTCACGGTGAACGCGGCAAGCCAGAGGCAACTCGCATCGACTTCGGAGGAGCCCTTGGCTACAGCGGATTAGGTACGCCCAAGCCGGAGCACCTCTTTGGCAATTCTGTCGCTCCTTATCTTAAGGGCCTGAGGGACGAGAGCATCAATCCAACGGCGGCTGAAGCATTCCACTCTCATGTTATTGGGCCAGAAAATGAAACAGCCCAACGCATTGCCGCGCTTCCCGATCAGGTCATTAGGGATAATGTTGACCGCTATGGACCAACAGACGCCAAGGCCAAGAAACAACTGGCTGACAAGATCATTGCTCGCCGCGATGATATCGCCAAGCAATATGGGATTGAAAGCAAGCCGCAGCTATCCGTGATCGAAGGTGGCAAGCCTGATGTTCCTGTTATTGGCAAGAAGGGCGCAACCACCGGCCTACCAGCATCACCCAAGTCAATTGCTGATGCGATGATGAAGAGCTACGGCGAGAGCGCCGATCCGGCCCACGACATGTCGGAAGTCATATGGAAGCTGGCTGAGAAGCACGGGCACCAATCCGCCGACTCTGTTGTGAAGCAACTGCCGCAGCACCTGTGGGCTGACATTGATGATAACCTATCAGCCAAGGCTCACTATGCTGGATACAATCCTTGGCCAGAGGCCCGGCAGATAAAGCCGCAGGCCCCACAATCACCTCTGCCTCCAACGAAGATCCCAACACTGATGGAGATCAATAAGAAGCATGATCTGGCGCAGGTCATTCATTCGATCAAGAAGCAAGAGATGCCTGTGCTTGGAGATAAGGCTGTTACTCCAAAGCAGATGAGCAATATCGCTGACATTCTTTTGAGCAAGAAGCCTAAGCAAATTGCTGAGACGATGATGGACGCCCAGCTAACATCTAAGCAGGCCGACAATGTTCTGTCTTGGCTCAATCCGTTTGTAAAGAAACAGGTTGACGACCACTATGATTCTCTCCTCGGCGGCGGCCTTAAGCCAGAAGAGATGTTTGAGAAAACATTCAAGCAGGGCATCAATGCGAATAAGCCCCACTGGTTTGGTAAGTTTCAGGAGGGCTATCAGAAGTTTTATCAGTCTCTAAAGAACTTCTATACATTGCCGGGAAAGAGTGCGGCCAAGCGTGAGGCTGATCGTATTGCTGGTGGCTTTACGACGCCCGCTTACAGCGGCATCCGGCCAGAGCATGGCAACGTCGATCCATTCCATGAGAGCAGCCAATTCCACTCTAATATGTTGGACGTTGCTCACGCCTATTCCGTCTATAAGAATGAGGCCGTTCACAACAAATGGTGGGACGTTAATCATCCCAGCGTCCTCAGCGAATACGAGCATGCTGCCATTCAGCCGCTGTGGCTAGACACGCGGGATTACGTCAAGGTTGATGCCGAAGGCCATTCATTCCAAACCGGAAATGATAGGGCGTGGGATGCTCGCAAGGCTTACTTCGATAAGACCGGCAAAGAAGCCAAGGGGGCGATCATCGAGAACGTCCATGACATGCCTATGGGCGGCTATCAGGGTGGCTACCAACACCCAAGCGGTAATCCGTTTACCGTTTATCAATCATGGGATCCAAGTACCCGTCGATCCAAATGGGCTCGCTTTGACAAGAGCAAGTTTGGTCAAACTGGACTTCATCTAAGCCTTGCTGGCGGGATGATTGGCGGCATGGGTCTCGCTGGCACTCGCGGCAATGGCGTGCTGATAGACAAGAACCAGCCATCGGAGGGCTTTGCATCCGGCGGCAGCGTCAAGGTGCCGAAAGCGTCAGTCAATTACTCCAAGGGGATGCAGGAGCGCCATTGTGGCATCTGCACATTCTATCGTGACAAGACCTGTAGTAAGGTGCAGGGACCGATTGATTGGTCCATGTGGTGTAAACTCTACAAGGCAAAGGAATAGCCATGCCACTCCGCCCCGGATCAGGTAAGGAAGTCGTGTCGCAGAACATCAGCGAATTCCATACCGGCAAGACCTACGCCCACACGGCAGCCAAGTTCGGCAAGGAGAAAGCCAATAAGCAGGCTATCGCGGTAGCCCTCAGTAATGCCCGCAAGTACGCCTCCGGCGGCATGATGAACATGGAAAACATGGTGATGAGGGGCTCGTCCATGAAGCTTGGCCGGGAGGGCATGATCAACTCCTCCATTCCGGGCCGCACCGACAAGCTGCCGATGAAGGTCCAGTCCGGTAGCTACATCCTTCCCGCCGATATCCCGAGCGCCTTAGGCCAAGGCAATACGATGGCCGGTGGCGAGATCCTCAAGAAGATGTTCTCCAGTGGGCCTTATGGCATGGCTCCAATGAAAGGTAGTGGCAGGGGAACCTCCGGCCCCAAATTGAACCTGAGGCCGGGGAAGCCACCCAAAGGATACTTTGCCGAGGGCGGTGAGGCCGAAGGGGGCGACGACCACGTTCCGATCATTGCCGCTGGCGGCGAATACATCATTCACCCCGATGTGGTGAAGGACATTGGCCACGGAGAAACTAAAAAGGGACATCAAGTTTTAGATGCATTTGTTCTTAAAGTGAGACGGGAGCATATTTCTACTCTTAGAAAACTACCACCGCCTAAAAAATGATAACATATCAGAGACTTATTGAGCTGTTGGAATATGACCCGGAGAGCGGTCTTTTTCGCTGGCGGATAGCAAGAGGTTGCCAACCAGCCAACGCTATTGCCGGGTACCGGCGCAAAGGCGGTTACATAATGATAAGAGTTGGCGGTCCCGTACCGCAATACGCTCACCGCCTTGCTTTCCTTTACATGACTAGGCGGTGGCCTAAAGAAGTAGATCATCGCGATCTCGATAGGTCGAATAATCAATGGAGCAATCTGAGAGAAGCTAAGTCTCACTCAGCTAATCTTGCTAATCAGCGCGGTAAGGGTCCTTATCCTAAGGGAGTTTGTAAAACACCAGCAGGACGTTTTGCAGCGCGGCTGATGAATATGGGCAAAAATCATTATCTTGGTACATTTGATAATCCAGAAGAGGCTCATGCCGCTTATGCCGCCAAGGCCCAAGAACTACACGGCGAATTTGCGAGGACGGCATGACCAGTCCATCTGTCGTCAGACTTGCTACATCGGCTGACCATCAAGAGCTGTGGAGACTATTTCTTCAGGCTCATCATGAAAACTCTCTGTTCCCGCTGGCACCCGATAAGGTCCAATGGATGATGGGCCGCGCCCTGCAACCGGAAACGATCCCTATTGGAGACACCGGCCCGCGAGGAATCATCGGCGTGGTCGGCAGAACAGGATCGCTGGAGGCTATGGTTTTTCTTCTTATCGGCCAGTTCTGGTACAGCACCCATCATCATATTGAAGAGCTGCTTGTATTTGTAGACCCGGAACACCGTAAGTCCAAACATGCCCAAGCTATTATTGAATGGATGAAAGAACAGGTCGAGAAGACCGGCCTGCCATTGATGACCGGAATTATGTCCACCCATAGAACAGAAGCAAAAGTTCGTTTATATTCGCGGATGCTACCAAAAGTGGGGGCATTTTTCTTTCTAACCCCTAAGGGCAGTAGCCTGCCACCGGCTCTTGTTGCAGCGAGTTCATAAGAACAAAGAGTGAACGGATAGGCTATGGGCTCCAAGGGCAATCAAACTCAGCAACAGACTAGCCAAAATCAGACCTATACGCCTGATCCGAGGATTCAGCAGGCTGGCTATCAGGCACTCGGTATGGCGCAAAATGCCGCCAGCCAGCCGTTTCAGATGCCGGTTGCCCCTGTCGCTGGACTTAATGCATTTCAGAATCAAGCGTTCGGTCAGATCCAAAACATGCAAGGCATGTCTCAGCCATATTTTAATGAGGGCCAAAACTACCTTGAGCAGAGCGCACAAGGCCCAACGGCCAATGACATAAATAGTTTCTACAACCCGATGGCGCAGAACGTGACCAACCAGATGCAAAACATCTTTGGTCAACAGCAAAGCCAAGCCACGCGGTCTGCCGTAGGGGCAGCAGGCGGTATTGGCGCTGATCGTATCGCGGTGGCCCAAGGCAACCTCGCCAACCAGCAGGGCCTCGCCGCTGGCCAAACCTATGCCGGTCTCTATCAGCAAGCTCTACAGGCCGCTCAACAGCAGAAACAGATGCAAGCTGGCGCTGGTTATGGCATTGCCCAGATGGGACCGGCAGCCCAAGCAGCGGCCCTACAGGGCACCCAAGCTCTCGCTGGCGCTGGCAACCAGCAGCAGGCACAAACACAAGCCGAGCTTAATGCTCCTTACCAGAACCAGCTTGCTAGGATCGCCTATCCGTTCCAGACCGCACAATACATGGCTGGCATTACAGGCGGCCTAGCCCCTGCGATGGGCGGAACAACAACAGGGTCTGGGGCCTCAACAACAACATATCCAACACCGAGCCCACTTAGTCAGGGACTTGGTATTGGAGCCGCTGGCCTTGGCTTGGCTGGCTCACTCGGGGCCTTCGGTGGCGGCAACCCCAGCACGGCTGGAGGTGGCTCAACCTTTACACCCAATGACGGCAGCGGCGCGATGGATGTCAGCGGCGCTCCCATGAATTACTTCAGGCGCGGTGGCCGTATGGCTATGGGTGGCGATCCCGGTGATGACTCTGGCGATCAAGGCGGAATGGTAGAGCCTATTCCCGGTATCTCTATCCCCAAGGGAAGCGGGATGTCACCCATCCCATATCTCCCGCTTCAATCAGGCAGCGGGCAATTCCACAACAATCTGAATCTCACCCCACCCGCTCCTCAAAAACAGGACAGTGGCGATTCCGGCCTTGGCAGTATTGCAAAGATTGCAGCAACCGTTCTGCCATTCTTCTTGGCTCGCGGCGGCAGCGTCAGCCCCTACGACATGGGCCAAGGCTTTGATGAGGGTGGTGATGTAGATCCCGAGGCGCTCGCTTACGACAGCGGTGGTGACAAGGGAGAGTCATGGTCCCCGCCGGATAATTCGCCTTACGATACTGCTGGTGCCCGCGCTCCAGAGCCTCACATGACCATGAGTGATGTGACAAAACGCGCCAAGGAATATTACCTTGGTGATGGAGATCAAACGCCTGAGGCTATGGCGGCTGAAGCAACTCCGACTCAAACAACAAATACAGCCGTTCCAGATATCCAGACCGATATGCCTCCCTATGCTGCTCAGTCTGCTGCTGCCGCACCGCAGGCTGGCGTTCCCATGCCACAGCGCCGCCCGGATATTGCTGGCCCCGCAGGCCAAGGCAACTTCTCGCCACAGACCCCACCCCTCACACCGCAGCAGATCGCGCAAGAGACGATGTTTGCCGCCAACAAGTATGGCATCCCGCAGGATCTGGCCTTGCGTCTGGTCCGTCGCGAGAGCGGCTTCCGCAACATCCGTGGTGCAGCCGGTGAGTATGGCCCAACGCAATTGATGCCGGGCACCGCTCGCGAGATGGGCGTCTCTGACCCCTCTAATACCTACGAGAATATCCACGGCGGCATGCAATATCTGAAGAAGATGTACGACCGCTACGGCAACTGGGGTCAAGCGGTCGCCGCCTATAACGCCGGTCCCGGTAACGTAGATCGTGGCCGTATCCCGGCCAGCACTCAGGCTTACGTCAAGGACGTAAACGGCGACGGCAGGGTTGATGTGAATGACCTCTCGGCCAAACAACAGGCCGAGCACGGTGACACCGGCAGCCCATACGGTGGCGGTTCTAATCGCGATATGAGCATGGCGACCGAGCAGATGCCGCGTAGCCAGCAGCCATATCCTGATTCGCTACAACGGGATTGGGGACAGAACGCCACACGCTCGCCGTGGATGGCGCTGGTTAAAGCCGGTGCTGCAATGGCGTCATCGACTGGTCCGATTGGCTCTGTCATCGGCAAAGGCATCGCCGCTGGCGCAGGAGAACTGGACAATCAACGCAAAGAGCTTCGCTCCGAAGAAGATATCAACAATAAGGCCGGGGCTCTCTATCAGCAGGCCAAGCAGCATCTCAATCAATATCAGCGCCTGACGCCTTACCAAAATGAGCTGATCAAAGCCGGTAAGGGTAACTATCAGTCGCTTGGCAAGGATCCAGACACGGGAGAAGAGGTTCTTATCGACCGCAGAACAGGCCAGCTTGTCGATACAGGGCGAGTTCTCAATCCCACTCAGAAATCAACGGCACTTCAGAGCAATATCGAATGGCTCAAGAGCCGTGGTATTGGCAAGGACGATCAAGAGCGCTTCCAGATTGCCCACAGTGGCGTGAACAATGCAGCTACCTTTGGCCGACTGGTACAGGCAGAAAAGAAATTCCTTTCTGGCCTTCCAGAGGGTGCTGGTAAATCTGATGCCGAACTAGAGACGGCGGCGCGTGCCAACGTCACCAATCGTGGCTTCCAAGCCAACCCCGGAGCGGCAGGTCGGGCAACACCGACACCAAAAGACATTCAGTGGGTCAAGGACCATCCAGAGACGGCTGGGGCCTTTAAGGAAAGGTTTGGCATTGATCCGCCGAAAGAATAAATGGCCGACGCAGCACCAGATTGGGCACAAGAAGCGGCACCAGATTGGGCGAAGGCGGCTGCTCCGCTTTCGGATGCTCCTGATTGGGCTACTCCGGCAGCCATCCCTTCAGCCGCCAAGCCAACTGAACAGGTAACTGTAACCAAGCCACCAGAGCCTACCGGCCCTATGCCGGGGATCTTTGAGGCCATCGGCCAAGGCGCGAAGTCAGCCTATGGCGACGTTCAGCAATCCATCACCGCGCTCAGCAGCGTAGCACCACAGCCATCAACCGAAGAACCAAGCCCAGCCGCCGCTCCATTCGAGTGGGGTGATCTAGCCGAGCCTCTCGCCAAGGGGGCTCCAAAGGTGGCCTATCGTGTTGCAAAAAGCTCTCCTTCGCTCGCTACCGGAATTGCTGGCGGCGCTCTTGGTACTGGTGTTGGAACAGTCGCAGGAGGCCCTCCCGGTGGCGTTGTTGGTGGGCTTATGGGGGGTGTTGCTGGTAGTGCTGCGGGTTCCGCCCTTCAAACAATCGGACCAACTTTTGCTGACGAACTCAAGAAGTCACCTCAGGATCCAGACGGGGCATGGAATCGTGCCCTACATCAGGCCGAGATATCAGGAGCATTCTCAGGAGCCGCATGGGCACTCTTCCCGGCACGGTTCTTCACCGGACCACTAAAGCAACTCGCCTTCCAGACATTCGGTGTGCAGCCCGCTGTCTCTGTGGCCGAGCAAGCCACCAAGAACGTCGTTGCCGGTAAGCCCGTCACTGAGAACCTTGGTCAGGCTTACACCGAAGGCGCTGTCGGTACTGCTGTCCCGGCCCTAGGTCACGCTGTCCTCAAGGGAGCGATGGGTGAACGGACCACCAGCAATGAGCCGGGCTCACCGATTGGTGACAGCAGCGTAGCCAACTTCTGGAAGAGAAACTTCCAGCCTGAGTTGGTCAGCGATAAGGCACTACAAGCCGATCCGCAGTTTGCCAAATATAAATCGGCTTCAGCTCAAGAGCGTGACTCCATCATCAATCGCGCCGAGGAGAATTACTACGCTTGGAATAAGATGCCTGAGGAGCAGCGTTATGACTTCATGGATCGCTTTGAGAAGGGCGAGAAGTTTGATGATCCTTGGATGCAGGAACGTGCCGAGACATATCGTGAGATGCTCAGACAGGCACACGAGGATGAAGCCAAGTACGGCTCCAAGGCAGGATATGTAGAGGACTACCTGCCTCATATCTGGAAGCAACCGGAGAAGGCTGCCGCCACATTCCAGAACCTTGCGCTGCCGCAGAGCCTCGGTCCGAAGTGGTTTCAGAAGGCTCGCTATTACGATCTGATCTCGGCTGGCCGCGAGTCGGGGCTAGAGCTAAAGACCAGCAACCCTGAAGAGCTTGTCACCATGCGGCTCCTGTCTGGTGCCGATATGCGCCAGCGCATGGAGTTGCTTGGCAGTCTAGAGCAAATGGGGCTGGCGATGCCAAGCGAGAAGGCTCCGGCATCTATAGCCAATCCAAGCTGGCGCAATGCCGAGCCGTGGCAAGAGATCAGCGCGCCGAATAAGGAGTCATGGCGTCTCGCACCGGATGTGCAGCCGCTGTGGGAGAACGCCGTCAATGCTCAGGGCCTTTGGGCTAATGAAGGGCTTGCCGGGAACGCCTTCCGTGGCTGGATGAACCTGAAGAACGCTTGGGTGCCGATCAAGCTGGCTCTGAGCGCCTTCCATCCCTTGCACGTTGCTCACATTAATCTATCCAACAATATCTCCAGAGCCTTAGGTGAGACATTTGGAAGGGGCGACCAGTCGCTTGCCAACAGGGTTACAGCATTACCAACGGCGCTGACTCAATCCATCTTTGATATGGCGCTGGCATTGCCGGTCGGTACGCCGATGCGCGGCAAGACTGGCCGTGAAGCATGGCTGACGCCGACGAGAGAGCAGACGCCGGAGCAGAGAGCTGCGGTTAAGATGTTCACCGAGGGTGGCTTTAGCCCGCAACTATCTGAGCAGCTTCGTATTGCTGCCAAGCGAGGGTTCAACGACGCTATCAACAATGGGCAATATCTCAAGGCGTTGCCTATTGCCTTACGCCGGTCCATCGAGGTGGTGCAGAAGCCGATCTTCGAGCAATGGATTCCTAATCTGAAGGCCGCCGCTTACCAACGTGAGGCTGAATCTCTCTTCCGGCGTCGTCCAGATCTGCTGAATGATCCAACCAACCGAGCTGTGGCACTCCGCGCTATCGGCAAGCAGATCGACAATCGTTTCGGTGAGATGTTCTATGGTGGCCTATTCTGGAACAGGACAGCCAAGGATGCCGCCATTGGATCATTCCTGTCGCTCGGCTGGAATCTGGGCTTTGCCCGAGAGTTTATCGGTGGTGCGCTAGAGCCAGCGGTGCGCCAGATGATGCGGGCACCAACACCTACGCGCCAGCTCATCCGTGATGTCACCAGCAAATCCACCAATGCCTTCGTCTATACGATGACGGCGATGACCATTAACGGGCTGATGAACTACGCCATGACCGGCCAAGCGCCGGAAGGATACGACTACATCTTCCCGAAGATCGGCGGCAATAACCCTGATGGTTCGCCGCGCCGTATCACCAACATGTTCTATACCCGCGAAGTCCCGATGGCGAAGAAGAACATCGAGGAACGCCAGTCCGTTATCGGCGGCTTGGCGCAGATGCTTTATCACAAGCTGATGGTTGCGCCGTTCGTTGAGATGGCAACCAACCGGGACTACTTCGGCTATCAGATCTATGATGAGAACGCGCCGGGCTTCAAACAAGCCTACCAACTCGGCTCTCACATTCTTGGCGACCAGCTTAACCCAATGTCGATCACGGGAGCCAAGCGGTCGTTGGAGCTGTCCGGCAAGCCGACCGATACGGCGAGCATCTTGCAGAACCTCGGCAACCGCGATGTGGCGTTGCCGCTACTCGGCTTTGGTCCGGCTCCAGCCTATGCGTCCAAGACGGCGATCCAGAACCGTATTGGTTACATGTATAGCCAGTACGTGGCTCCATCCGAGAAGCCGTTTGCTCAGAAGGAGCAGATGGATGCTCGTCGTAAGGCTTACGATGCCTATAATCTTGCGATGCAAACCAAGGAACCTGAGAAGATCAGCGCCGCCGCGCAACAATTAGTTGATGCTGGCGTCAAGCCGAAGTCGATCAGAAACATCAAGCCGGGCACGCAGGATATCTACATGTTTGGCCATCGGAACATGCCAGAGGCGGCTCAGACCCAGATCCTCAAGGAATCCAACAAGGATGAGTTTAAGCGCTATTACCCGAGGGCCAAAAAGGAAGTTAAGCAGAACCCGGAGATACAGGCGCTTTGGAAGAAGTATTATGGGCAATAAGAATCATATATAATGATAAAAAGAACCACCCCAACATTCGAGAGAGTAAAAGAGCTTTTTAGCTACGACCCAGATAGTGGATCGTTGACTAGAAATATTTCTCGCGGAAACAAGAAAGCTGGCAGTCGCGCAGGAAGCGTTAGTCACGGCTATCTATTGGTTTTTATAGACGGGTTTACTTCTGGTGTGCATAGAATTGCATGGCTCTTGATGACAGGAGATTGGCCACCGTTTGAAATAGATCACATCGACATGAATGGTCTGAACAACCGTTGGAATAATCTACGAGAGGCTACACATTCTCAAAATATGATGAATAAACTTTATCCAAATTCAACTGGATTTAAGGGCGTTAGTATTCGTCGAAAGTGTACGATTAGGCCGTTTGTTGCCAGAATTCATATTAACAACCGACATAAGCATCTTGGTTACTTCAAAACTGCCAAAGAAGCTCATACCGCCTATGTAAGAGCAGCGCAAAAGGAACACGGCGAGTTTGCAAGGCCGTCATGAAACAAATTACAGAAACTTTAATGAGAAAGATGTGGCCGCATGGAGATAGTAAAATCCCCGGACTGCTTGCTGGAATTGCAAGAACTTCGGCGGAAGTTTTTCTGAAATATGGAATAAACAATGACACGATCCTAGCCCAGTTTTTTGCTCAGGTGTCGCACGAATGCGGTGCTGGCTTAGAGATGGTCGAGAACATCAACTACACGGCAGCCAGAGCCTGTGAGGTATGGCCGTCCCGCTTCAAGAGCGAGGCTGACGTTTACGACAAGACCGGCTCTTTTCCCGGCGATCCTCAATTCCATATCAAGCTGATAGATTTGGTCTATGGCAACCGGATGGGCAATCGTCCCGGTACGCACGATGGATCTACATTCATTGGCCGTGGATTGAGCCAATGCACCGGCAGGGAAGGCTACATCAAACTCGGGAACGCCGTTCATCTCGATCTGATCAACATGCCCTCTCTCATTAACACGCCGCAGAACGCTCTTGAGTGCGGCGTTGCTGATTTCATTTTGTGTGGATGCTTGCCTTTTGCCCAACGGGATGATGTTGAAGGTGTCACCAAGCATCTCAACGGGGGCTATATCGGCCTCGCGCAGCGTAAAGAATGGCTGGTGAAGTGGAAGGCTGCCTTGGCGGCACAGCCTGTCACCCCTCCTATCACGCCACAACCAGTGCCGCCGCCCATACCCGCAGAGAAGTCCACGGGGCTCATTGGACTTATCATCACCATCATCAATGCTATAATCACTTTCATTCGGGGACTAAAACGATGAGCAAACTCAAGAGCTGGTGGCTCGGTTTCTACCATTCGTTCGGTGATTCCGAGACAATTCTGTGGGCGAGAGTGCAAATCCTCGTTGGAGCTATATGGATTGGGGTCTCATCGACTGACCTCTCTCCTCTGCTTAGTTCCAAGTATCTGACCTATTGGCTGATTGCCAATGGTGTAATCACAGAGTTGCTCAGGCGCGTCAGAGCGCCGGAACTTAACGTCACCAAAGCCGGTGAAGCCGAGCGCGGATGATGTTCGCCCTCCTTGGCATCATTCCCGGCCTATTGAACCTCGTTCAATTCGTGGTCGGGAAAGCCTTTGACGCCAAGGTGGCCTTGGTTCAAGCCCGGCTGAATGTTGACCGTGACGTTGCCACCAAGATGGTGGAGGCGGCAGAGCAAGAAAACCACGAAAACACCAGTAAGCTATCCGTTATAGCCAGCAACCCTTTATTAACTTTTCTTTTAGTCGGATTTGCCACGCCGTTCGTTATCTTTATATGGAAGGTCGTGGTCGTCGATATCGTCATTGGTCCCGGCCACATTCACCTTCCGTTTATGTCGGATTTTATATGGAAGGGTGAGACAGATGCCATACGCGGTCAGGTTGGAGATTGGGGAAACACCATCATTGCCTTTCTATTTGGCTCTGCAACGACTGTTGCTTTGGGTAAGATGTGGTTTGGCCGGGATAAGACAGGGGAATAAAATGAATATCGAGTGGGATCCTAAAGTAGGACCAGCCACGATAGCGGCTTGTGCTGGGACGTTGGCTGTCCTTATTAGTATCGGTGTTGTGTGGGGCACAACCACAACGCGGCTCGATACTGTTATCCAAGATAACAAGGATACCAAAGCTGCTGTCTTTGAGCAGGATAAAAAGGTTGCGACTCAAGCCGTCAAGATCGGTGCGATGGAATCGACACTGACCTATATCATTCCGACTATTCAACGAATCGAGGC